GGTGTCAGCCGCATTGAGGCTGCTCTGAATAAGCAAAGCGCCAAGTAACGCTTTTTATCGGCGAGGCATGATCAGTAAATGTTTACTGTTGTTCACTCGTAAGGAGAAATGAAACATGCCATTGCTGCGTGAAGAGGCCGCGAAGCTGTCCCAAGAAGACATGCTGCGCGGTGTGATTGAAGAGTTCATCAACAAGGATGACCTGTTCGGCATTCTGCCGTTCGCCCCTACCACCGGTAAGGCGCTTGTCTACCATCGCGAGAAAACTCTGGCGAACGGTGACTGGCTTGATCCGAACGATGAAGTGAAGGAAAGCGCGTCTACCTTCGACGAAGTGACCACCCAGCTCCGCATTCTGATCGGCGACGTCGATGTGGATAAATTCCTGGATGGCACCATGTCGAACGTGAACAGCCAGAAGGCTATTCAGATCGCTTCCAAGCTGAAGGGTATGCGGACTCAGTTCCAGGACGCCCTGATCAACGGCACTCAGGCCAAGAAGCAGTTCGATGGTCTGAACACTCTGGTGAACACCAACCAGATCATCGATGCCAAAGGCTACGACATGGGCTTCTCCATGTTCGACGAGCTGACCGATGCCGTGAAGCTGGGCGCCGACTGCCTGATGATGCGCTCCGAGCACGTTCGTGCTTACAAGGCCATGCTGCGCCTGATGGGTGGCAACAACGGCGGCATGATCCAGTTGCCGAACTTTGATCGCCCGATCCTGGCCCACGACGGTGTGCCGATTCTGGTGAACGACTTCATCCAGAAGAAGGACGGCAAAGCCGACATCTTCGCCTTCCATCTGGATGAGAACAGCGGCCTGCACGGCCTGTTCGCGTCCAACCATCCGGCTGGTTTCGCCATCGAAGATCTGGGCACCGTCCAGAACAAAGATGCGACTCGCACCCGTATCAAGATGTACGTGGGCATGGCGCTGAAGGCTACTCACGCACTGGCCAAACTGTCCAACGTCAAGCTGCCTGGCGCTGCTCCGACAGTTGGCGGTTGATAGCGATAAACAGGGGGCTTCGGCCCCCTGAGCCATGCAGGAGATTCACCATGAAGACCCATTTCAAAGTCAAGCTGACCGGACCCTACGCTGGGTTCTCCGGCCTGTTGTTCGGGCGGTTTGCATTCGAAAACGGCGTTTCTGTTGCCAAGCTCCACTTCCTTGAGGCTCAGCTTCTCGCTTCGGAGGCTCGTGGTCTGTCGATGCTCGATGAAAGCGGCAAAGAAGAGGGCCCTGTCTACCCGGGCGCCATGCCTCTTGCGGAGTTGGAACCTGGAGAGATGGTCGTGACGTTGCGCGACGAGACCGAGAACGCGGAGCAGATCGAAGTGACTGTTGTGACAGCCATCGGGGAAGAGCAGCGGGAGGTCATCGATCTTTCCGACATTCCTGATCGTGCTGGTCTCGAGGCCATCGCAGACAAAGAGGGTATGTCCGGCCTTCGCGTGATTGCAGATCGCCTTGGTGTCCGCGCCAAGAGCATTCCTGTGCTGATCGACAAAATCCTTGAGAAGCGAGGCTGAGCACATGTTCAAGACGATTCAGGCAAATACCGAGCTGAAGCTGGCTATTCCGTTTGAGATCGACGGCGAGCCTGTTGCTGACGTTCATTCTGTCGAGTGGAGCGTCTTCAACGAGTTCGGTCAAGTGTCGGAGACCGGCGTGGCTACTCCGGAGGCTGGGGCTAACTCGGTCTCTGTGGTGATCCCTGCAGAGGTGAATACTGCCCACCCCGGGCGGCCTTACACCACGTATGAGCTGGCCTACTTCTTCGTTACCAAGTCAGGTCGTCTCGAATCAAGCCTTGTTTTTCAGGTCGAGAGCGCTGATGCGTTTGCCGAGCCGAACAACACCCTTGTCTCTCCGCTTCGCGCCCTGTCGATTCTGCGCGAGATCCCCAATCTCGCCAGCTTTGCGGCAGCAACAAGAGAGGATCAGAAGGTGGCCCTGCTTTGTGCTCACAACGCCATGACCTCCTTGCCTCTGAATCCGAAGGCGTTCCCGTTTGTAAGAGAGAAAGAGCCGTTTACATCGATCTCCCAGCTGACAAAGGAAATGTGGGAACAGCTCGACCGGCGAGTCGTTTCGGACTTCCAGGCTGCACAGGTCATCGAAGCGAACAATCTCTTGGGCACCACCGAGTTCAAGACCTTGCGGGAGGCTGGGGTGCTCTCTTACACGGTTGGGGAGGTTAAGCAGTTCCTCAGCTCCAATCGCCCTCTCGAGCTCGGTTTGTGTCGGGAAGCGATGCGCCGTATCGGGCGGTATTTGGATACTGCGAGGAGACTGGGTCGTGCTTGATCAGAAGGCGGCTGCTCAGCTTGTCATTCAGCCTGTTGTGTCGGCTTGTCATGAGATCGTTGGCATGGTCTCAAGCGAGATGAGCAGCGGTTCTTCTCTCACTAAGGCCGCGGTTTCCAGGCTGCAGGTTCGCATCGTGCCGGTCGCTTCAAGAGCGGCCAGAGAGTTTGCGGGGTTGCTTGATGACCAGTTGCAGAGCGCGATCAAGTCTGAGAGTCAGCGAGCAGAGCAAGAGCTTTCTGTGGCGCAGTCAGAATCGATGCTAGAGCGCTCCCCGTCTGTCTCTGCGATGCAAGAGCGAGTCGAAGCTGAGTTGAGAGCTTATGGCGCCGAGGGTGTCAGGATCCTGAACGCTATGGGCTCTCAGGCGATGGTAAACGCATCAGCTGGGCTCCGCGCTCAGGCTGCAATGTCTCTGGCCAGAGCTAGCGTAAACGGCCGGTTCTCGCGCTGGGCGGGCGGAAAGATGGGTAATGGCCACTCTATCGCGCATCGTCTTTACCTCTGCACCGCAGAGTTGCTGATGATGGCCGGCGTGTCCGCTTATCTGGCCAAGGCCTCCAGTCTTGGCGTGATCCGTTTTCGGATCGATAACCCGGGCAAGCCTGGTGACGGGGTGTCCTTCTCACCCTCTTCCGTCCCATATCGGTATTTGCACCCGCAAAGCGGGGCGAAAGTGATTGCGGCGAGGTGAGTATGTTCATCCCAGTCAGAAAAGACGGCCTTCTGTTCAAGAGAGCCGGGCAGAACGCATATAACGAGCCTGTTTATCGTGCCAAAGGTCTGAAGTTCGGGTGGGGGCCTATCTATATGCGCCAAGCCCTCGAGCGGACGGAAGTCCGAGCTGACAAGTCTGCGTCAAAGAGCAGAGCGGAAACCGACACTATCGATTACCGGATGGTCATCGAAAAGACGGTAACTCCCCAGCGAGGCGACCTGATCACCCTGAGCACTGGCGAGCGAATGAAGGTCATCCTGGTCCACCGGAGAGTGGACATCATGGGCAGACTCCATCACTGGGAGGTGGACTGCGTTGCAGAGTAACAGCCGCTCGCTTCTGCAGGTCCGCAGGGACATAGCCAGGGTAAAGGTAAACCTGAAGAACACGGCGGAGCGGTCGAGCCATGCTGCGCTTCGTGTCCTTCGTTCTGAATCCCGCAAGATCGCGCATTTGGCGGCAATGTATGCGCCGTTCAAGACCGGCCTTTTGGACGGTTCTACAGGGGCAACGCCGTCATTCGAGATCATTGAACGGGCCGGCGCCCGCGGCCGGAAGGAGATAGCTGTCGAACTCAACCTGCGGAAATGGAAGCTGGTCGGCACCCGTCGGGTGTCACTGGCGAGGTATGCGGAGGTTATCCACTCCGGCATCACCAGGAACGGAAGCCAATGGAAGCTCGGAAAGAAGTCGATCGAGAAGGCGGTAAGGCTGGGCCTGTCGCCAAATCCGACAACAAGTGGCAAGTACGTGGGCCGCTTGTTCCTGTCTCGCGCTGCAAACCAGAGGCGAGGGGCTATCGAGTTTCACCTGAAGAGGGCAATTAGAGAGGCGCTTACCTGATGGATGTACTCACCGCACTTGCTGGTTACTTGGAGCAAAAGGGCGTGGGCAAAGTTGGGGATTCCATCTTTGTCAGCGAGATGCCAAGCGGAAAAAAGGGCGTTCTGCTCTTCACCACTGGCGAGGGGTTGATGCGACACACCGACATCAGCCGCTACTTCCGAGGAACGGTGTTTGTCGCCGCTCGGAGCTCCAGTTATCTCGATGCTGGCGAGTTGGCCAGAAAGGTCTTCGACGTCATGGATTTTGAAGGGCTGGAGCTTGAAGGCATGAGAGTGCTCGTCTGCCAGCCGGAGGCGCTTCCTATGCCGTTCGGCAGGGACGAGAGTGGTTTTACCGAGTGGCTGTCGAGCTACGAATTGGCATTAACCATAGATTGAGGAGGATTCAATGCCAGATACCAAAAACATTCGCCTTGGCACTTGCAAGGTGTTTTACGACAACGTGGATCTCGGCCTGACCATCGGCGGCGTGGAGATGGAGGTAACTACCTCTACCCACGAGACCAAGGTTGACCAGTTCGGCGACTCCGTCGTTGAGGAGATCATCACCGGTCGCAACGTCAAAGTCACCGTCCCTATGGCGGAGACCAACCTGGACAACATGGTTCGCATCATGCCTGGCGCCAAGCTTGTAACTGACAAGACTGTGCCGACCAAGAAGCGAGTCGATGTAACCGTCCCTTCCGGCATGAGCCTGTATTCAGCCGCAAAAGAGCTGCGCCTGCACCCCGTCGCATTGCCTGACACCGATAAGTCAGAGGATGTGATCATCAAGCGAGCCGGCACCTCTGGCGCCTTGAAGTTCGCCTACAAAAACGACCAAGAGCGCATCTACAACGTTGAGTTCAAGGGATATCCGGATCCCGAAACTCGCTTGCTGGTGAGCTTTGGCGACCCGGATGCGAGCGCGAAATAGTTCGCTGATAATGATCAGTAAACATTGACTGATGTGTGGTAGTATGGCCCTGTTTTGTTACAGGGCCTTTTTATAGGAGATGCCATGAAGCTACTGAACCTGGACGACCTGATCCCGACCGAGCGCTTTGTGCGAATCAAAGGGGTTGATTACTCCATTGCCGAACAGTCCCTCGGCAACCTGATCGATGCGATCAAGCGTGAAAAGAGCGTTGACCGCCAAGATCAGGCTGCCTTCTTCGAGCACATGCTGGACTCTGCCGCAGCGCTGATCCCGGACGCTCCTCGAGAGATTGTTCGCACCCTCAGCCCCCGCCAGCTGACGGCTGTTGTTGAGTTCGCGTCCGCGCGTGACGAGATGCTGCCGGATGCCGATGAGGCTGCTCAGGCCTCCGAAGAGGGAAAGTAACTACCCGCGAACTGGAGGGGGTCGATTTCCCCTTTTTGTTCTCTCGTTTTTGTCATTTTTACTCGCTAACCCCCGACTACGTGCTGGCCATGCCGGCACGGATGTTCTTCACGATGGAGCGCCAGATCGTTCGAATCATGGCGGAGGGGGACTTGAGAGCCCTGGCAGTCGGCGCCTCGTCAGTGAGCGGGGAGACGGCTCAGAGAGTTCATCAGGTGCTTATCGCTGAACAAGGAGAAGTGTACGTCCTAGCTCGTTCCTCGCTGGTAGCGGCAGAGGAAGGGGCTATCGACAAGCTCAAGGCTTTGTTTTAGCGGAGGACTGATGTCTGTAGCCGGAGATGTAAGGGTCGGCCTCGTTCTTGAAGGGGCCGATGAGTTTAAGGTCCAGGTGGTTCGCGCTGCGGACTCCCTGGACCGCATTGCCAACAAGATGGATGACTATGCTCGCTCGACCGAGAAGGCCAGACGAGCAAACTCGGTTGTCTCGACCAGTATTCGGGAGATGGCTCTCAACATGGAGCTGGCCCGACTCACCATTGCCAACCTGTCTGCAGGGTTGACCGCCCTCCCCCGAGCCCTGCTTGAACAGGCCTCCTTTTTCGATAAGACGACTCTGCTTCTGGCTGGCCTCAATGTAGAGACCGCCACTTTTGCCGAGGCGCAGAAACAAGCTGCGGTCGAGGTTAAGAACCTGATGAGTGCGGCTGCGTCATCTCCATACAAGATGAACGCCTTGGTTGACGCCTATACCAAGCTCAAGGCTGCAGACCTGGCCAGCCCAGACGGCTTCCTTGCGGGCCTGATGAACACCGCAGGTAAGTTCGGTAAGAGTTCAGAAGAGCTGAAGCGGGCGTCTGTCGCTATCCAACAGATGGCCGGTAAGGGCGTCATCTCGATGGAAGAGCTGCGTCAGCAATTCGGTGAGGCGGTGCCGGATGCGATGGGCATGATGGCTCGCGCTGCCAGCGTGTCTATGGGTGATCTGGTAAAGCAGGTATCCACGGGCACCGTAGAGGCCAAGCAGGCGCTTGAGCTGCTTTCCCGAGAGATGTACCTGTCATCTGCTGGCGCTGCAGTCGAGATGACAAAAACATGGGACGGTGCTCTTAACCGAATTTCCACCTCTCTGACAGAGCTGGCCGTGATCACCGGAGATACCGGCTTCTATGACAACGCCGTTGGTTTGGCCAACGCATTCAACTCGTTCCTCAAATCCGACGAGGTGGTTGCTGACGCAAACCGGCTGGGACTGGTGCTTACCGACCTGTCGAACATGATGGCCGCTGTCGCCACGTTCATTTATGACCACGCGAAAGAGCTGACGATGATCATCGGCGCCATGTTTGGCGCGTCCTGGGCAAACAAGATCATCTCCGGGGTCGGGGCTCTTACCGAGGCCTACAAGGCTGAGTCAGCGAAGTGGCCTGAGTCCACAAGAGTGGTGCAAAACCAAATGCTGGAGCTCCAGCGTGACTTCCAGCGCCGCGGCCTTGCCCTGGAAGCCGACTACCTTGCATCACGTTCAGCAGCTCAAGACCGAGCAATCCTGAACGCCATGGACGCGAATAAGCGTCAGTACGATCTCGATCGTGCCGCCCTGCAGGAGCGACTCCAGACATTGCAAGCCGGCCAGTCTCGACTGTCCGCAATGACCAACTCCGTGGCCAATATGTTCGGGGGCTGGACGAACGTAATCGTTGCGGCTATCGGTGTGGCCCTCTACGCCCTTGATGAGTTCTACCTGAAGCAGCGCCGCATCGCTGATCAGGTTATCGAAACCGGCGGCCTCGTCGCCTCATTTGAAGATCTGCAGTACGCCAGCAAGCAAATGGCCGAGGACAAGACTCGGCTCCAGGAGCGCAAACAAGGGCTCGAGGAGTCGAAACAGGCCGTGTCCGCGCTGACCGAGGCTTACAAGCTGACAAACGAGCAGGTGCGGATCCTGAACAGCGGCACAAGCGCTGAAAAAATGGGGCTGGCCCAAAAGCTGGGGCTGAACTCCGTACAGTCCGGCAAGCTCTTTAGCGCCTTTGACGATGTGAAGCGAGCTGACTCAGAGATCAAGGCGATGGAGAGCCGGATCAAGAGAGCAAACGAGGCCATCTCTTCCGCCAAGGAGCATGTCAGCGAGACCTTCCGCAACCAGGGATCTGGTGTTGTCGCGAACATCATGGCCGCCCCGCTCCGCCAGGTATCCATGGAGTATGAGAAGGCGGCGAAGAAGGCGGAAGCAGCGGCAAAGCAGGAGTCGGCGAAGTACAAGGACGATGCCAAAGCGGCAAATGATGCCTATCAGAAGGTACTCACTGAGAAGCTTGCCCCGGCTCGTCAGAAGGCAATCGCCTCGATGAACAGCATCTTCGAGGGCGAATCGAAGGCCATCGCCGCTCAGATGGAAAAGCTCAAGTCAGAGAAGCCGGCCGACGGCAAGAACGAGAGCCTTGTCCTTGAGAGAGATAAGCAGCTTGCCATTCTGGAAGGCCGCCTTGAGCGCGTGAACAAGGACTGGGACACCTTCAAAGAGGCCATTTCGGTCTCCCATGAGGGGCTGGATAGGCTTGCAAGCCAGATGGCCAAGACCGGCAAGATCGATCCGTCAGTCTCTTACATGCAGTCATCCAAGATCTTCACTGCTGGCAAGCAGGAAGAGATCAAGATGCAGAAGGTCGCCCTCGGATTGCTGGACGAGCAGGCTGTAAAAGGCAAGGAGTTGGCCAAGCTGGAGGCTGCAATCGCGGCCGGCAAATACAAGTCTCTGAAGGGCGCGACCATCGAGCAGATGAAGATCGACGCCATGGCAAGGGACATGGCCAACGCCGAGTTTCAGGAGATCAAGGAAAGGGCTCGCTTGCGCCGGACGACCGTCGATCGCCTGGATGACCTGTCCATCTCGATCTCGAAGAAGATGGGCTCTGCAAAAGGGCGTAGCGACAACCCCCTCCTGGAATGGCAGCGAGCAGCTGAGCAGACCAACGAGGCGATCAAGGAGATCGAGGCGAACCTCAAAAAGGCCTCCGGCGTTCTGCCGGATGACGCGGCAAAGATCGCCGAGATCATGCAAAAGCAGCGCATGGCTGATCAGTACAACATCGCTGCCAAGATGAACGAGTCAATCCGCGAGACCAACGAGGCAATGATGCCGAACATGGCTAGAACAAGAGCGGAGTTCGATCGGCAGATTGCCCAGCTGGATGAATTGCTCGACCTGGAGGTGGAGAGACTGAACGCCGCCAAGGCCCGGGGCTCCGCCAGCAAGGAGGAGGCCGACCTGATCCAGAAGAATATCGACCTCATCAAGAAGCAGCGTGAGCTGACCGAGCAGCAGAAATCGCAACAGACAACCATCTATGGCGTATGGAAGCGAAGCCTCGAGGACATGAAGGACGGTATCAACGAGAAGCTCGGGGCGACATTCGAGGGCGTGTTTGACGCATTCGCGGCCGGCATTGTGGAGGGCAAAGACAGCTTCAAGGACATGATGGATTCGCTTACCAAAGACTTGGAAAAGTTCTTGGTCAAGATGGCGATGATGCAGATGTTCGAGTCCACCCTGGGCGGCTTTTTCGGCGGCGGTAAGGGTGGAAAAGGCGGTGGTGGCGGCGTGTTTAGCTTTGCCAATGGCGGGATCATGTCCGAGTTCGGCAGCCTCCCATTGCGTAAGTATGCGAAAGGCGGTGTAGCAACAAGCCCACAACTGGCTCTGTTTGGCGAAGGCTCTATGAACGAGGCTTACGTGCCCCTGCCGGACGGCAGAACAATCCCTGTGACGATGACAGGGCCGCAGGCTGGTGCCTCCCCAACCGTCCATTTCAACCTGATCAACCAAAGCGGCATGCCTGTAGAGGCCGAGAGCAGAGGGCAGAAGTTCGACGGCGAGAAGTACATCATCGATGTCGTGCTGAACGCCATGTCCCGCCCGGGCAGGCTCAGAACAGCAATGCAAGGAGTTAAGTGATGCCTGTTTCATCAATCTTCCCGCCAGAGGGGGTCCGAGAGGACTCCCGCTTCTTCAAGAAGAGCCTCAAGGACAATACCGTCGAGAACAAGACGGAGGGCGGGTACGCCTACACTCGCCCGCGAAGCGCCAGACCTCCAAGAAGGGTGTTCAAAACGGGCTTCTCCAACCTCGACCCTGCTCAGGAAAACGCCTTGATGCGCTTCTTCTCCGAAGTCGGCCGGCACACGATTTTTACCTATCGGGTCCCGACCTCGGGCGAAATGGTTTCGGTCAGGCTGACCGGCTCACTCCCCTCATCGAATTACGTCGGCGTTGGCGGGACACATCGTTACGACATTACTGACGTGGAAATGACAGAGGTGTAAAATCAGTCAATATTTACTTATGGGGGCGCAATGAACAACCTGAGTATCGCAAGTGTCCTTGAGAAGAACCGGATCAGCTCTGAAAACGCCATGACGATGGCCCTCGACATCGAGCTGATCGATCCGGTGTCTGGAAACTACGTGATGACGCTTCGAATCGCCAACTACGACACCGATTTGACCATCGACGGGAACCTTTACACCAAGATCGGGTTCGACCTGTCCCTGCAGGACGACACGAATGAGCTCCAGAACGTCACCCTGACCATCCAGGATCAGGTCGGTCTTATCCGTCCCTATCTCCAGACTTACAGAGGGGCCGTGGGCAGTCGAGTCACCATGATGATCGTCACTGTTGACCCCACAGATAAAACAACCCTGATCGACTTCTCTGAGATGTTCGAGATCGTCAGCAGTTCGTCCCCTGACTACGCCGTCAGCATCGAGCTGGGTGCAGAGAACCCCCTGATGAGGATGTTCCCTGGAAGAACGCAGATGCGCGACAGATGCAGCTTCCGGTACAAGTCAGCCTGCTGCGGATATTCAGGAGATCTGCCGTCTTGCGACCTGACTCTCACTGGTGATAACGGGTGCCGAGCTCATCAGAACGAAAGTCGATTTGGCGGCGCCCCGTCTATCACGGTCGCGGTGCTGTCGTGATCTATTGTGGAGACCTGATCGGGGTTCCTTTCAGGTATGGCGGCCGAGACCCCAAAGAGGCTCTCGACTGCTATGGATTGCTGATGGAGCTATATCGCCGCGCTTACCGGATAGAGCTCCCCGATTACACCTCCCCGACAAGCGCGGCCGAGATCTCCGCGCTTATGCGGGGCCAACTTCATCTTTGGCAACCGGTAGACGATGTCGAGCCGGGGGTCGTTTTGTTTATGCGCCTTGGGCGCTTTACTCACGTCGCCATGTACCTCGGCGACGATGAGTTTATTCATACCAGCGAAATTACGGGTGGGGTCTGCAGAGAGCGCCTTTCGAATTGGATCAATCGCATCGAGGGGCTGTATCGCTATGCCGCACAATACTCCACAGACCATTCGGTTTGTGATCATCAGGAACCCGCTCGTCCCTGATGTAAAACACATTGAAGAGCGAGTGCTGAGCCCCGGCAAGCCGCTTTCCGAATACATCGGAGAGCTGTCCGGGGTTTACGCATTTTCCGTGAACGGGCGAGTCGTTCCCCAGAGCGACCTATGCCTCGAAGTCCCCCAAGCCGGTGATGTCATTGCTATCGCCCCCGTTCCGATGGGTGGTGGCGGTGGCGGCGGAAAGAGCATCGTGCGGCTGGTCGCCGTTGTTGCGCTTACCTATTTCACCATGGGGACTGGCGCGTATACGCTCGGCGGGCTGACGGGTCTTACCGCCGGTTCGGCTGGTATGGTGGCAGCAAGTGCAGCCGTAATGATCGGCGGCACCATGATGATCAATGCCCTGCTGCCGTACTCAAAGATGAATGCGCGTGGTTCACGAGACAGCGGCAGCGACTCTCGGACATACGGCGTTGATGGCGCAAAAAACACATCGGAAGAAGGCTTGCCGATCCCTGTTGTCTACGGCCGCCATCGCCAGGCCGGCAACATCATCGGTAACTACACCACTCTGTCAGGCCAGACCCAGTATCTTCACCTGCTGATCAACGCGGGCGAAGGTGTTACCGCTGGCGTCGCGCCTGGCAGTATCCAGCTGAACGATCAGCCGATCGACTCCCTCACCGATGTGGAGTACCGCTTCTTCCACGGCAACGATGGCCAGGAGACGACCGGTGTGTTTGATCGGCAAATCACCCCCAATCAGGTGACGATCAACCGCGAGATGAAGAAGTCCAATGTTTGGACTGAGTTTACTACGAGCGTCAACAAAGAGGTTGAAGGTGTCCGCCTGGACTTTCTCGCCAGCCTCTACCGGATGGACGACAACGGTAATGAGCAGCCTCATAGCGTTGACGTCATTGCCGAGATCAAGCCTTTCGGGGCGCCGGATACCGAGTTTCGCCCTCTAACTACCGGCGTTTCTCGCGCTCACTCAGCGCGTGGTTGGCAAATCGACATGGCGGGCGCTCGACTCATCAACGGTGAGATTAAGGAGGTCAAGAAGGGCTCCCAGTTCATCGATAAGACCCGGCCCAACATCTTCGACAAGGCCTCCGGTCTCTACCGCAACTACTACGTCAAATCGGGTACCAAATTCGTGCTGGTAGGTGAAGCGGTAACACCCAACGGCGCCAAGAACACCACCTACTACGGCCGGCCATATGGTCACAGTCGCCCAGAGAACACCGTTGCCCCTAGAGAGCTGCCAAGCGCCTCTGGGCTGACAGAGTATGATTACGGCGAGCTGGTGAGTAACGGCAAGGTCGTAGGCACCTATCACAAGTTCCATGCCGCCAACATCATGGTCAGCGGATACAACGCCGACTCAGTGACTACCTACACCCAAAACGACGCCACGCTGCGCCTTACCGGTCGCGACGCGAGCGCCACTATGCGCTTCTCTTTCGAGTCTCCAAGACTGCCGGAAGGGCGTTATGTTGTGCGAGCGAGAAGAACCACTGATGACTCGACAGACGAGAAGATCGGCGACACCGTCGTGCTCAACGAGGTGTCCGAGATCGTCTATTCGGACATCGCCTATAACCACACCGCGCTGCTGTATGTGAAGGTCAAGATCAGCGATCAGATCAGCTCTATCCCGAAAGTCACCTTCGAGAACCTTGGCCGTGTGATTCGTGTGTGGGATGAGGCCCAGCGTAAGTGGGTGGCCAGTGCCGATTCGGGCTACTTCAAATTCCCTATCAGCAGCAAAGAGGCCGCTGATTTCCCGCCTCTCACCGCAGAGCAGCACAAGGAAACATTGAAGCGACTGGGCACCATCACCCCCAACGTCCGCGCTCTCTCAATGCCCGCTCACATGCTGCCAAAGGCCTCTGCCGGCAAGTACGTTGGCGGCGTCTACGACCATGACAACCCGGCTTGGATCGCCTGGGACATGTTCACTGACACCCGATTCGGCGGCGGCATCGACCCCAGTCGCCTCGACTTCTGGGCGTTTAAGAAGTGGGCCGACTACTGCCGAGCCAAGGGGCTTCACTTCCGAGCGGTCATCGATGGTAAGGAAACCCTATGGGATGCGTTGGCGTCGGTATTCCGAGTTGGCCGCGCTGTGCCTGTTCGTACCGGCACCAGGTACACCGTCTCTATCGAGATGCCAAAGGAAAAGGTTATGTCCTTTGGCGTGGACAACATCGTTGAGGGATCCTTCTCCATCAACTGGATGGGGGTGAATGACCGGGCCAACGAGATTGAGCTCACCTATTACGATGAGGAGTACGACTACAAGCAGCGCGTCATCAAGGTATACGACAAGCAGGCTGCCGCGAGAGGCGCCAAGCCGGTCTCGACATCGACCAAGCTGGTTGGCGTAGTCACCAACGAGCAGGCGGTTCGTGAGGCCAACTTCATGCTGAACACGAACAAGCTGGTCGAGACAGTGACTTTTACCGCACCGGTAGAGGCGC